TTTGCAGCACCACCGGCCAGGTTTGTCGATGTTCCAACCGATACGCTTGATGCAGACGTCCACTGTGGCGCTGCACCACTTGACGTCATAATTGCATTGGTTGCTCCAATACCAAGCTTGGTAAGCGCCGTACCACTGGTGTAGTACGTCATGTCACCAGCTGAGTAACTCGAAAGCCCAGTGCCGCCGTTACTTGTAATCAGCGTACCTGCGATCGTAATCGTACCGCTACTTGTGATGGGACCACCAGAAGTTGTCAGGCCCGTAGACCCACCAGATACAGCTACCGATGTAACAGTCCCTGCGCTCGATGGCGTATCCCATGCAAATGCCGTACCCGTCCACTTAAGGAACGTGTTGGAAGATGCCGGTGCATCGACAAAATTAGTAACGCCAGACCCTGACTGATACAGAATCTTATTCGCTGCTCCACCTGAGATAGCCGATGCCGTTGCAGCATTACCGCTAACCGAAATGCTCCATGTGCCCGATGCGTTTGCACCAGTTGTACTTGGCGCTCCCACCGTGTTGTAGCTAATAGTCCTTGCTACAGATCCGTCAAATGTTGTGCCAGACGCCGCACCAACACCGCCGTTGTTGAACGTCACTGCATTTGATGTCGTGCCGCTTGTCGGCTGATCCCACGCAAAAGCCGAACCAGTCCACTTCAAATAAGTGCTTGCCGTGGTTGGCGCAGTTACAAAGGTCGTTGTGCTAGCACCTGACTGATAAAGCAGTTGGTTCGCCGCGCCGCTTGCCACGTTCGTAGCTGACGATGCGCTACCGGTGACCGAGATATTCCATGTGCCACTGGCATTTGCACCCGTAACACTTGGGGCTCCGATCGTATTGTAGGAAATAGTCCTTGCCGTAGAGCCATTAAACGTCGTGCCTGACGCATCCCCGCCGCCACCGTTATTGAAGGTAGCAGACGCGGGCGTCGATGCCGTTACCGAAGCCCATGCAAAGGTTGAGCCATCCCACTTAAGGTACGTATCAGTCGTCGTTGGTGCGCTAATAAACGATGTAGCGCTCGAACCTGTTTGGTACGGAATACGATAAGCAGAGCCGCTTGCAAGATTCGTTGCCGTCGTGGCTGTCGTGGCCGATGACGCAGCACCAGATATGCTGATGCTCCACGTACCCGTAGCACCTGTTCCAGTGATAGGCACATAGTCGGTACCTGCTACAGCATTACTGAAACCACCACCACCATTACCCTTAAGAATGCTTGTACCACTTGTCGCTGGTGCGTAATCAGTGCCGCTTACCGCTGCCGATATAACGCCAGAGGTTGCCTTCAATACACCTGTAGTGGTAGCCGCCTTAATTGATGCGCCAGTTGTGCCGTTGAATAACACAATCTGGTTGTCTGTCGATGATCCTGGCCCAATAACATCGCCGGTCCCGGCTGTTGCGTACTCAAGCGCTGTGCCGCCAGAATTAACGCGCAGGACCTGTAATGCAGTCCCTATCGTGTTAAGCCCTGTACCGCCATTTGCGGTTGGCAGCGTTCCGGTTACACCTGTGGAAAGCGGTAGTCCCGTGGCATTCGTAAGTGTTGCCGCCGATGGTGTACCAAGATTAGGCGTGACCAATGTCGGGCTTGTCGCAAAGACCAATGAGCCCGTGCCCGTCTCATCAGAAATAACACCACGCAACTCTGCCGAGGTCGTTGATGCAAATGCTGAGAGCTTGTCTGACGTATAGGCAACCGTACCACCGGCGCCAAACGCCATAGTTGACCCGTCCGTACCAGATAGCGTAACCGTATTGCTAGCTGTTAACGTCTTTCCATCTGCAACCGTTAGCGTAGAGCCCGTGGCTGGCGATGTAATCGTTACTTTGTTGTACTTACCGCCAGTAATATCACCCGTTGTATCTGCGATGGTTACCGCAGAGTTCTGGATAATCTTGCCCGTCGTTCCGTCAAACCTAGCAACCGCGTTATCCGTTGCCGAAGAAGGTCCGTTAACACCTACTGGCGCATAGTCAGAACCGTTCCAGTAAACGATTGCTTCTGTGCCAGCAGGGATGGTTACGCCCGTTGTTGCCGAAGCCTTGAATACGATCGCTGCATCTGATCCGTTTCTTACGACGTACCAAGTTCTCCCGTTTGACCCGCCGGGAGCAACAATATTTCTACTTACACCAGGGGTCCCGGTTACAAGCAGTACGGCATACCTTGCCTGGTTACTCGCAGATCCATCACCGTTGGTAAGCGTGACATTGGCCGACGTAACGTCAATCGTTACTGACCCGCCAATTGCAACATCAACAGGGTCGGTAAGCGAGTTGTTGACAACCGTACCCCATGTCCCATCTTCGGAACCATTAACCGGTTTGGCAAGCTTTAATAAGGATGTGTAATTGACAGCCATAGCTACCTCACGAAGACGTGGAAATCGGTGTCCACGTTGTAGTCACACCGGGGGCTATTGATGCCCATGTAGTTGTCACGCCGGGAGTAATGGGTGTCCACATCTCAAGCAATCCTTAACACGGCATTCGTTGCATCTGCTGCTGGAAACGTAATCACAAGATTTTGCGCTGTCTTCGTGATATTAACGCCAAAGTTTAATACAGCAACAGATCGATCGCCATTAGTTGAGTTATAAATTAACGCCCCATTCGTTGTTAGCGTGACGTTTGTAAATGTTGCTGTGTCAAAAGTCCAGTACGCAGTAGTTCCTTGAAAGGTTGGCGTAATGTTTGTGAGGGCAATTCCTCCGGCCGTGTAATTGGTTCCACTGCATTCACCCGATGCTGTGTAAACAGTCGTTGAGGCGCCAAGATCCGCATTGGCGGTATATAAGGCCAACTTAAAGACATCGCCCGTCCCCGCTGTAAAGTTGTGCAGTCCCTGAGCTAGCTCAACCTTGAAACTTGTCGTCAGGGTTTGAATGATTGCCATCAGACCACCTTATCTCGGACCTGCCCAGTCCTATACGAATCCTGGCGCTCAAGGCCATCACCAAGGCGCTTGGCAAGAATCAGTGCTTCCTTGTATCGGCTATTTACCAGATTAACCATGTCCGGCTCACCTTTCAAGAAGGTGTATGCCTCAATCAAACAACCGTACAAGAGCACCGTATCAAAGTTATCGCCAAGCCATGTGGTCGTAGCGCTAACATCCCCGGCGCCAATAGACGTTGGGTAGTAGAAATAGTGGAGCTCTACTGAATAAGTAAGATCTGGCGTAGGACCAAGTATAAATACCAGCTCTTTGGTATTCGTTGGATAGTCAGGCCCAAACAATGCGTAACAGTATGGTCGGCCGGTATTGCCCGCTCCGGTCGGAATCGGGAAAGACTCCCGAATAAAGTTCACATCTTTGTTAAGCAGGTAATGATAGGAACCGTCTGTATCAATCACTGCAAATGAATAGGGCGCAAGAAAATCGTCCGGTGCCTGCAAGTATCGATTACTTGCCACACAGGCTGCCGTCACGTTTTTCCGTAGCGATGGAAACTGTACAGTGTTAAAGATCCGCTGCTCAGCTTGCTGCGCAAACGTCTGAAGCGTTGCCGTCTCAAACGTCGTTTCGCAAAAATCTTGAATCGCAGTCTTAAGCTCGCCCCAATTCATGATGGCTCCTTAAGCCATTGGCCCTCGACACATCGTACCTTTAGTGGCCGCACCGGCTCCACGCATTTTAATGCCAGAAGTCTTAACTTGGCTATTGGGATTCATAGCTACACCATGAGTAGGCTGCCAGTCCTTAACCATGTTGTATGGCATTTCCTTGCCCGGGCTGGGCGATGCCACAACCTTGGCGCCAGTCATCGTATGCGGCTCTGCGTAAACAGATGCCGGACCGACTTCTTTGCCACCTTGCTTCATTGAATACTTAGCCATGGATTACCCCTGGTTGCGTGCGCGTGCGAGATTGCGACCCATCTTCCTCATCATCTCTGATGTTGGTCCGCCCTTGCGCATTTTTGTCAAAGGCTTTCCTGGGTGCATGGCTTTCTCGTGCTTGTGTACCGCAGCAGCCGCGGTCTTTTTGTCCTGCTTGATGTCGTCTTTCATGTCGGCTCCTAAGATGCTGTGACACTGTTCAACAATGCTTGACCCACAAGGTGATTGGGAGTCATGCCGTAATCGTATGATCTTGCACCGCCAACCGGATTGAAGCCCCATTCAATAGTTCGGCTTCCTTCAAGAGGAACTCCCGTATATAGCGGGTTAGTTCCTACCGTGTTGTTCGTCTGCATCCCGTTGTAGCCTGACTGGTAATACGAATTGGAATCGGGACGTGGATTCCGTACGGCCTGCGGATCGTTCACGGGAAACATGCCTAGCTGCAACTGCGGCTGATCAGGTTCCCAGCAAGTCGGACATACCAGTATATTGACATTTTTTGTCTTAATTGTCAGCGGTTTTAGCTGTTTTAGCTTATAGCGGAACCCGCAGCGATCACACTGCGATATTGCCCACTTACCACTGGCAAACTGATTGGGCATTTAGAACCCGCCCGTACCTAAGAATGACTGCCTTGGGACAAACCTGATCGGAGCCTTCTCCCGATCCTCGTCGGCCGCTAGCTGCCATGCCTCATCGTACTGCGCTTTCAGCATCCCCATGCGCTCCAAGCCACCCTCCACTTTCATAGATAGCTTGTAAGCCAATCCGGCAATCAATGCCTCTTGGAATCTGAATGGAATGTCTTCCACATTCACACCATTCCCTGCGTCTTGCAGCCTTCTCATGCGCCAGTAAACAAGCGTGTAATAAGGTGTTGCAATGGATCCTTGGTCTGGCGCTGGCCATACCGTGACGTTAGGGAATTTGGTGTTGCTTACTGTGGCCCCAGATGTGTGAGATGCAGCCGTGGTGTTGTTCTGGCCGCGCACTACGTTATCTAGCGTTGCATAAGCTGAAGCACCCGTTGCCACATTCTCGGCTTGGGTTGAAGTTCCGTAGTAATAAACCGTCTCCGCTCCAATGTTTGCATATCCTGCATATGGTATCCCTGCGAGGCTAGACATCGGTATTGACGTAGCAGAGGATGAGATGTTTGCCGCAAGTGTCCCAGTAAAGACATACGTTTGACCGCCCTGTCTGTCAATGTAAATTTGAATCGGCCGCCCCGTGGCAAGCTTATTTGGTATGGTCGAATAAGTACTAACCGAGATTCGACTGATGTTTATATCGGTCTGGTTCTGGCTCTCACCCGTACGAATGATCGTCTCAACCAGATCAACTGTGTTGATTGGTAGCGGATAGGTTATCTGGTTAGCATAGAGCTGGATAGCCCCTTGCTCCATGGTCCACAAATTGATGCCGCGGTTCGCCCACTCTGTTAACAAAAGGTTTAGTGATCGACGGGCCGTGCGTAAATCATAGCCTGATCGCAACTCCCGGCCGCACCGCTCATAGGCTTCTTCCACAAGCTCATTCAAGTTGGGGTCGAAATTGGTCGTCCCGGTCGTGAATGCCATGATTACCTCTTAGCCGTCAAAGCAGACTTGCGAAAAGCTTCTGCTGTAGGAGCACCCTTGGCGCCAGGTTTTCTCATCTTCTCACCTGACCCGGCTGCAATACGCTTGCGCTTAGCGTTGATGTTTGCATAAAGCCCAACCTTGCCTCCCTCTGCGTACTGAATGAAATCAGTATCATCACGTCGGGATTTTAATTTGGGACCCGGCATTTTCGAGGGGTTGATACACCCCATACCCCGGCTCTTGAGCATAGATATTCTCCATCAGAGAGGCAAGGCCCATGGGCAAATAAGGCTGCATGGGTCGCAGGTAATTAGGATACGGCATTCCATAGTATGTGGGAAGTTCTGGGGCCGGTACGTTTGGATATTCGTAATTAATCCCATTCGCAACTGTTGATGTATTGGCTGGCTGCGTTACGGGGATATCAGTCCCTGGCGCAACAATAATTGGCGGAACCGTAATTGGAGGATTGGTTGTGGTAGCTCCTCCGCCCGTGGTTGTTGTCGTCGAAGTTGTTGTTGACGGCGGCAAAACCGGAGGCAAGTCCAGAGGGTCTGCCGTTATAGGCTCTTGCGGCGCAGTAACCGTTACAGTTCCCGCATTTATTGAACCTCCTGGAATGGTGTCTGCACCACCACCGCCAGAAGGGGTGTCCAGCGTAATAACGTCGGTGTCTGATAAACCAGAGCCTACAGAGTCTTTTGTACTCGTAACAACAACAGGAGTCGAGCCCGTTCCGCCAGATACCGGTACTGCTGGTTCTGCAACATCCACATTTGATGCTGTACCTTCAGAAGGTTTTACTCCTGTAACCGTTACTGAAGGATCGGCAACCGTAGTTACTGGCGGCGGTTGTGCAGTAATCACATCTTGTGTAAGAGCACCACCAACAGTTGGGGCGCCAGCCGCACCCGTGACCGTTACCGATGGCGAACCAACCGTTCCTGAGCTGCCGGTTAATGTGTCCTGTCCAGTTGCCGACAAGGTAGTGTCTTGACCTCCTGTTACTACAACCTGATTCGTTGCGCCGCCAGAAGTTGTTTCAATCGCCGTCTTCTGGATTTCATTAAGACCAGTCGTATTTAGCTGGGTTGATGTTGCACCAGGTGATACACCTGAAGCAATCTCATCAATAAGTTTGGCGTTGTTTTGTACAAAGTTCAGAACCGCCAAGGGATTGGTTGCCATGGCCGTGATGTTCTGGCCACCTGTAAATGCAGTCTGTACGATAAATTTTGCCTGCGCCGCGGTTAGTGTCTTGCCGCTAGCCTCAACAAGCTTATCGACTACCAATGGCGTTATGGATGTTGTGAGCGTTTTTGTCAGGTCAATGTCACCATTAACCATCAACTGATTGAGTGAACTACCAATAGCTCTTGCCGCAATAATTGCTTCTTTATCCGTAAGCAAAAAAGCCGTTTTGTCTGCATTCTCAAGATTCGATAGCATCTTGTAGGCTTCTTGAGTCGCCATGTTGCTAATGACCGGGGCTACACCACCAGCAATAAAGCCTTTGCTGAAATCACCTCCAGCTGCTTCAGATACCAATCCTTGATAGGTGCCACGCACAATCGCTGTTGCAGTTGCTGTGGCCACGGGCGCTGACATGCCTGTTGTCATTAACATGCCGGTTAAACCAGTTCCGGGTACGATGGCTGTTGATGCCGCTGTTCCGCCTGCTACAGCGCCAACGTCTACAGCAGCTCCCGCCGCACCAATAAGCTCGGGCAATAAGTAAGGCGCAGCGATTGCTGATATAACTGCCAGAGGTAATGCGTATTCCTTGGCGCCATACTTCTCTTCCCAGTTGCTAGCTATACCGGCTCCGCCACCAGGCGTCTGACCAAGGAAGTATCCTGTACTGCCAGACCCTTCTCCCTCAGAACCAAATCGCCACATGCCGCCATTCTGTGACTGTGGTACAGCTTGCAACTCTTTGCCCGTGGCTTTATCAAAGTACACCACGTAATTCGTTGCTTTCTCGCCCTCGGTTTCTCTGAAGTCGCTGCCAACAACGTCACCAGTTGCAGGCAAATTCCTTGTTTCAACACGCGTACCAATTTGGTTAAGGTCTTTGATGCCATAACCCTCTAGGTAATTGACCATCTTTTCTAGGTGATGGGTCCAGCCGCTGTTTTTATCCCATACGCCGTTCTTCGTTCCGCCGCTAGTAATCTCTGTGAGCTGGTTGGTTAACCGCTCTTTCGGAGTCATCTGGGCATCTGCTACATAAGCTTGAAGATTCTTGAGAATGTCCGGCCGGGTTTCATCCGTTCCAAGGTAGCTAGCCAACTTGGATAGATCCATGTTGTTATCTTTGGCAAACTGAGCAAGCTCTGCGTAGCTTAACTGCTTATCTTCGCCAGCATACTTGTTCATTTCCGTGGTTACACGGTAAGCGTCAAGGTTTTTCGTTGGTATGCCAAACACGCGCTCCATATCCGCATCGGATAGCTTGTTTGCTGTCTGAAACTCAGTAATCTTGCCAAAGTCTTTCACATCAAATGGCATCGTTTCACGCCATGTGCGCTCTTGCGGTGAGTAAACAGATTCCGCTTTGAGCTGAGCAAGGGTTTCTTTGTTGTCACCAAGATAGGTTTTCACAAAGTCATCGATCGTCATTTGCTTCTGGCCAATCAAGCCAAGCAATTCGTTTGACGTTAACTTGCCACCGCTTTCTTTTAGCGCCGATATTTGTTGGTCTACTTTAGCCTTATCAAGATCTGAGGCTGTTAGCTTCGAGATGTCCCCAAATATCCTTTCGAAGTCAGCATCCGATAGCTTCTCTGTGTTTTGGAAAGTAAGGGTCTGGTCAATCGTTGGAGGCGTTTTAAGTAACGTATACGCCTCCCGCCACGTTCTTTCTTGCGGCGTGAATGACGCCTCTTTATTGAGAGAGTCAATCGTTGCCTGCCCGCCACCAAGATAGGCTTTGGCAAAATCTTCTGGCGTCATGTTCTTGCTAGCAGCAAGACCCAAGACTTCATTTAACGTTAGTGTGTTATCGGTCGCCTGAAGCGCGTCAAGTTTGCCTTTGGTATCAATTTGATCCCTAGACTTGGTGATCACATCTTGGGTGATATTTAAGTACCTACCAAGATCTGCATCTGAAATATTGTTGGCTTTGGCGTATTCAAACGCCTTGTCCATCGGGATGGTTGATTTACCGTCCGTAGTGACCGCAAGCTTATTAAGACCTACCGTTAAGTCAAAGTCCTTAAGCGCCGCGACTGTCTTGGTTTTATCTAACCCTAAAAGATCAGACATCCCCAGGCCCGGGTCTATACCTGATGTTCTAAGCGCGTTGGCTACTGACCCAAGGTTCTTTTCTGCAAGCGCTACCAAACCGGTGCTATCAGTGCTGAAGAACTTTGCAAGATTGTTTGGTTCAATTGATTGCTTAATGGCCAGCGCTATAGCACTACCAAGATCGACCTTGCCGTCTTTCGCAATCGATGAGATCTGCTGCCTGTCTTTTTCGTATACAAGCGAGTCGGTTGTGACACCTGGCATGACCTTGGCCAGCGCATCAGATACCGACGCATACGGTAGCTTGTTTTCGTCAGCATATTTGACGACCTTTTCCATGCTTATCTGGTTGTTGGCGTCTACCAGACCGGATACATCCTTAACTATCTGTGCCGCTTCTTTTGATCCTACTGATGCTTCCAATGCGGCATTGACTTGTGCTTCAGAGATGTTCAGCTCTTTTGCTATGGACTTTATCTCTTCAACCGTCATGCCATTTTGGATGGCGCTTGTAACGGCATCATTCAAAAGCTTGGCTTGCTTTGCCTCTGCTTCTTTTTGAGCTTGTAAGTCAGCTTTGTATTTATCAATCCAAGGCTGTATGCCTTGCTGTGCGGTTAGGCTAGGATTCTGTAGGAATGTTTGATAAGCGGCGTTCTTTTGCTCGGTTGTTGCTTCCTGCCCCGTTTCCGCAGTCCAAATACTGGCTGCGGCATCAGCTTTAGACTGTGCATCAGCCTCTTTTTGTCTTTGAGCGGCAGCCTCTCTTTCCCTTTGGGCGGCGGCTTCTCTTAACTGATTGTTGTAAACGTCTCTCTCATAAGATGACGTAAACATCCGGCCATCATCAGCCGGGTAGTATGTAGGAGGTGGTGGTTCCGGCTCTGGAGGGGGAGGTTCTGGGGGAGGTTCTGGTGGCTGCTCTTGAGGTTGTTCCTGGGGCGCAGACATCCCGGGCGCAACAATGCCAGCGTTCTGGAAATAACTTGTGATTTGCGATGCGGGCATACCGATCGCATCGGCCAACTGATTAACGTCCACACCAAACTGCTGCATAGCAGCAAGAATGGTGGATGGACTATTGAGGTTTGCTACAACAAAGTTGTAGACATCCTGGTTAAACGCCACGAATCACCTTAGCAGGAGCGGCCGCCCATAGCCATCTTGACCATCTTGCCCTTGGTCTTGCCCTTGGTTGCTACACCATCTTTGCTGGGCGCAGCAGTCTTTACCGATCCCATCTTGGTCGCATGTACCTTGCCGCCGGCCATGTATCCACCAGACGCCATCTTCTTTGCAGGTTTCTTTTCCATCGCTTTTTGCTCCGATATGCCAATCGCTATGGCTTGTTTAGGGTTAGTTACTTTCTGGCCCGAGGAAGACTTTAACTTGCCTTCCTTGAACTCTTTCATTACACGTTTAATTTTGTCCATCAGATAATCCTTCCGCGTGTTTTGCCTTTAGAAGCAATCCCGTCGGCTCGTTTAGATGCAGATCCAACTTTGCCGCCAGCCTTAAACCCTTCTTTCATGCGGCGACGTGCAATGTACATATCTGGTTCCATGCCAAATCTGTCTTTGCGTAAATAGCTTACATTGGTAGACCGTCCAGCTCTAGCATCTGGTGCAAAAGATGACATGGACCGATCACTTGCTTTTGCAGGTTTGGCAGCCGGCTTGGCGGCAGACTTTGGTTTTGCCTTGGGCGGCGTCTTTATAGGCGCCCGGTTAAACCCTGCTGTGCTTGGTTCTACAAGGTCTGTGTCGCCTTTTAATTCTATCTTCGGCTCACGCACGGGAGCTGATTGAGCAACTTTAGGCTCCCTAAGCATCGCTTGGTCTATGGCCGCAGCATCTCGTGCTTCACGCATGGCGATCCCCATAGCGCGGTCTTTGTCTGCACCGCCAGACATAATAGCCTCACCACTGCTATCCCTAACAATCTCGCCACTACTATCCCTTAGCGGCTCCCGATCAATATTAGGAATATCGCCGCCCTCTTGGAAACGCCTGCGCTTCTTCATACTACCCCCTACTTTAGTAGTAAATTCCGCCAGCTGGCGGATTTACTTCATCACGACCATTTTGCCTTTAGTCTTGCCTTTCTTGGCGCATCCATCAGCAGCTTTGACATAACCGCCGGCCTTGAACATCCTGCCAAGGTTAGGACGCTGATCCATCTTTCTTAGCTTGGCATCCTCTACCTCTTGCTGCATCGCACCCTTCTCTTTCTGGGTGGGCACAAGATCGTAGTTAGGGTTGTAGTTCGTGTCGCCATGGCGCCCACGGCCTCTACGGGGATCATTTTCCATTGTCATTTCCTTTCAGAGAGGGCATCAATTTTTGCTTCAAGCCTTGCAAAGCCTGTGTCAAAGCGTTCACAAATTTTTTCCATGTCTGCACGAACTTCTGCGCGAGTGATGTGATCACGGGCAATTTCCTCCCGAGTTTTGTTCAATAGGATCTGGATGCGTTTCTGTTCATCTGAAGCTAGTTTCAACATAAACATCACCAGCCCCACAAAGAATGATGTGATGAGATTCCAAACAAGAGCACCGGTTTCCATTTAACATTTCCATCTACGTCTTGCTTGCCGTATCCGGCTATTAGGATCTTTAGCTGCTTCAGGGAATTGCTTCATCTGGCCGGCTGATCGCGCACAGAAAGACTTCCTGCGGGCGGCATCTTTTGGGCCAGGGTTATCACTGGTCACAGCCGTCTTGAGTTTGCTGCCGGGATTAGCCTTGCGATACGCTGCAACGCCTTTCTCCGTCATGCCAGCACCTTGCTTGGTAGGGCGGAAATTGCCTGACTTCACTGAAGTGGCAATCCCCATGCCCTTGGCCTTAGCCATAAAACACCGTGACTTTTGCAGACGTTGGTAGCGTGACATGGACATCCGTATAAAACAGAATGCCCTCACCAGGAATCAAGTTTGCAAATGGGTTATTTGTATTGGCAGGAATATTAAATTGCAACCGGATAGTGCCACTAGCACCACCGTCACGAAAAATAATATCGCCTGCTGTGCCCCCCGAGAGGCACTGATAGCCCTTGATACGTACTCGGCCTGATATTGCCGTCCCTGTAGCTTCTACATGGGACGACTTAACATCGGTTTGCATCCCCATGATGCGCTCCTATTAGGAATCAGCAAAGGGTGTAGCAACCGTGCCAGAACCAAGTGCAATACCGTTGACCATGTACTTGTTGGCCGCAATCGCAACGATCTGGACCCATGAGCCAGCAACACCACCGGTCGTACCACCGTTGAAGTTGATGAAGTCATTCGTTGCACCAGCCGTATAAGCCACAAGCGCATTGGAAGAATCAGTATCAACACCAAGGATTGTGCCAACGAACTTATCAGTTCCGTTAGTGCCAATCTTGAGCGATGAAGTGGCAATCGTAGTTGGAACCCAGATCGTATATACAACGCCTTCGTTGTTAGCCGTATTGGGATCATTGCCCGGGCCGGACGAAGATACGTTAGCTGAGGTATTGATTGCAGGAAGTGTCAGAACCACGTTAGCTGCAAGCGTGCCGCCAACAGAAATAATCCGGCCTGCATGGGCCACGGGATTCAATGTGGTACTGGAAGTGATCTCAACGATCGTGGACGGGCCTTGTTGATAGATACCGCCCAGCGAACGTACTGGACCGTCAAAGGTAGAAATAGCCATGTTAACTCCGCGTAGTAGCGCATCCCCATACCGTCTCTACTAAGTCTGCTAGGCCAGTCGGTATGAGTTAAATCCTAGTAACTGGTTTGTATCAGTTATTGGGTTGGGAGTCAATGAGCTTATTGTATTTAAGCAGGTTATCTTTTTGCGTCAGGACCTGAAGATTCCATGGTACGTGCAGTCCACAGACCGTTTCACCGTGCAGCGAGATAATGTGGTCCACAGCATGTCTTTCACCGGTCGCCCTACTCAATTCAATAGCCAGCCGATACTTGAGCCTAATTTCCATTTTTTGTACATCGGTTAGCCACTTTGGGGTTGCATCCCTAAATCGACGACGCCTCATACTGGTCATCTCTTTGTACATATCTGGATTGTTAATCTTGTGGTTTTTCTTGTACCGGCGCTTATCTTCATCGGTCCTTGCTTGTGCCCGCGCAATTACATTTTCCTTGTTTGCTTCGTAGTACTTACGCTTGGCTTTTTGGCCGGCATCTGATTTGTTGTATTCACGGAAATACTCGGCTCTAGTTGTATTAGCTTTTTCCCATTCAACCTTCAGGCATTCAACGCATGAGCCCTTTGTTTTGCGTGGTGCTATGTGGCCATACTTACAGGGCTCGCCTGTGAAGTAGTACTTAGCTCCGGTGGCTTTGGCTTCTTGGCGGTTTTTAGGTAGGTTTGTGGTGTCCATCGTTTCTCCTTGGTTATGACACGGAGAATGATAACACAGATCCCACAAAAAGGAAAACCCCGCCGGAGCGGGGTTCCTGATACAAAGCTAGTAAAGTGATTTCTTGTTAGAAATCAAGCACTTACTTACGCACCCTGGCTTCCGAAGATGCCGAGGGGGTCGCTCACTCCGAATGAGTAGCGCTCTCTCGCTTTATATCTTACATTACCGGTATCAAAATCGCCATCCATTCCAGTACTCATCGGTGTCCGCACGAAGTGCTTCAATCCGTTGGGGACATCGGTGGTGAGGAACCAGCCGTTGGTGTCGGTCAAGAAGTGGTTGATCGTGTAGCCCTCTGGGATCGAACCGTTGTTCTTGATGGCGTTGATGTCGTTGTTGTTAGTACCGACACGGAGTTCGGTTTCTAACAGACGGGTAGCCACGAACTGGAGGTTCGGAGGAACGATGAGCTTGCGTGGGCGAGCTGCGATCAACAGATCACGTTCGTCGGTCCAAGCGGCGATTTGAATGACTGCGTTTTCCAACGAAGTCTCGTTCAAGTCTGCCTGGGTCGCGGGCGTGTTGCTGTTTACACCACCTGATACCAGAGGATGCGATGTGGAGAACAGGGGTTGTCCATCACCGTATGTAACGGTAGATGCCCATCCGTTGTTCAACACAGCTGCTGCTTTCACCTGCTTGGTGTATGCCATGGCGCGTGCAAGTGCCTTGGTATAACGTGAGCTGAGTGAATCGTACAGGTTATCTTCGATTGCCTCTTCGGTAATCGAAAAACCCATGGCGATTGTTTCGTGGGTGTAGCGAGCCGTCCAAGCTTCCTGCGCATTGTCATAAGCAATTGCAGAGCCTTCGTTCTTGACCGGTGCGGCCGAGAATCCAGACAGCTTGGTTTCCTCTTCAAATGAGCGCTCGGAGGTCTCCGTTTCGTAGATCTCTTTGTGCTCTTCGCCGTAGCGAGCATACTCAAGACCGAACAGTGCGTTAAGCCCCGGGAGCAGCTCTTTCAGTAGTTGTGCGCGTGAAATGGCCATGTTAGCTCCCTATCACAGTCCGACTGGGTTGTTGTAAGCATGGCCGCCGGTTACTACGCCAGAGTTCACATAAGGTGCATTGAACTTGACAATAACTTCCGGGTAATAGACCGTGCTGCTATAAGTAAACGCTGTGTCAGGCACAACGTCCACGATTCGCAAGGGCAAACTGGAAGTCGTTGCCGCTCCAGTAATCAATGCCGCATAACGCGAATCCTTGGTCGTGGTGTTCAGCGTGTTTGCAACCATCTCTACGTTCAGACCGATGTCGGTGTACTGAAAGCCAGATGTGGTTGAAACAACCGTGGTTCCACTAACACCGCAAACCTGGAACAACTGATCCGGGTCTTCACAAACGTAAGCAACGATGTACGTGTTGCTTGCTACGGAAGTACCAGAAATCCATGCCTGCGAGAAAGTTGGTTGACCAGTAACCGATGACACAAACGTACAACCCATGAACACACCAGCAAAACCAGTGGTCGGGGCGGCGTTGGTTTCGGTACAAACAACAACACAACCGTTACTATCAAACTTCACAGGGTCACCAAAGCCGATGCTCGATGCGCTGGAGTTTACGATCCGGCGCTGGCGAGTGGCTCCGGCAAATACCTGACCGCCGATCAAATTGACCGGGCGCAGACCGTATGGGCCTGAAATCGTCGGGTAAGCCATTGCTTTACTCCAATTAAAGGTTATCTCTTACCGAATTTGACCTCGGTGCGCCTGTCATTAAACAGTGGCATCCGTGGGTCATTTTCGCGCATGAAATTGCTATCCACACTCTTCATCCAATCGTTGGCTTGCTTCAGGTAATGGGTATTACGCTGATCCACCATCTCAACGGGAGCGCGGCACAACATTAATCCACCAATCTCAATGTTTCCGGTTTGAGCGCCGGTTGCGAGCAGGGCTCGGGTTACTTCGGGATAGTCTTCCCACTTGCATGGTTCAAATCCATCCTGGTGACGGCTAGCTACATTTCTTGCGTCGGACTGACCCAGTGTTGCGGTACGTACCCAACGATGTCTCCAACCATCTCGCGGGAGAGGATCGGGCAATGAGCTGGGCGGCTTCCATTGCTTCGGACGTTCCGTGGTTTCACGGGTCTGTGCTTCTCTGGATTCGCGGCTCATAACTTTCCTTCCATGCGTAGTTTTGCCAATTCCATGGCGTATTTTTCAAGCGGAACTCCAAGCCTCTTAGCTGTATTAGCTTCTGAGGTTGTCAGCTTCAGTTTTTTAGGTGGCGAGCTGCGCGTTGCCGGGGCGACCACCGAAGCAGGAGGCTTTGCTTTTTCCCCTGGCGGCTCCCGATCGCCAAAGTACTCAGGGAATTTCTCCCTTACGCGAGAATTGATTTTCTCGTAATACTCATCTGTCAGAGCATAGTGTTCACCATGTTCCCGGGTAAGCTTTTTATGCAGGCCCATGGCAAAAAACGTCATCTCATCATCAACCCCGGGCTCGCCTGACTGTCCAAACCACTTATTATTGGCCTTCCAGGTTTCTGCTTTACGGTCTTGATAAGTATTCTGCTGAACATTATAAGCAGGGTTTTGCTCCTGTGGCAACTTTTCCTCGGGAGCTGGCGCTTGGGGCTTGAAGTTTTTAACCTTGTCAGCCTTTAACATCGCCGCATTTAATGCTTTCTGTGCCGCCAATATCCGATCAGACTCTTGGCTTTCCAGTGCCTCTTTAAATAACCGCTCTGCTTCCGTTACTTCCTTTTCCGTGGCTACCTGCATCGTTTTAATTAACGTGCTTTCACCCGTAGTCAGCTTTTCTTTCAGCTTGGCATTCTCATCAGCAATCTGTTTTGCATACGCGATCGCTGCCTCACGCTCACGAAAAGCCTCTTCCTTGGCCCTGCGCTCATCGTGATAACCGTGCTTTAAATGCTGAATGCGTTTCTTTACATTATCTGAGTACTGCTTAATCTCATCATCAGGTATCTCAGATGGATCACCCTTTAATGGCGTTGCATTTCTATCCGCCTCGGGGCGATCGTCCACAATCTCGATCTCTGTCTCACCCTCGACTTCTACTTCAATTTTCTCTTCACTCATAAATACTCCTTATGCGCGGCTATAACCACGAGGATCTTGAACAACACCTTCGATCGTGTCGTCATTGATCAGTCGAAACTCACGACCATGGATCTTGAATCGCGTACCTGAATAAGCACGCACCAATACAAAATCACCTTCCTTGCACCATGGGCCCGTTGGAAACTTAGCTGCATCTTTGTAGCAATCCGGTCCCATCTTTAATACGAATAAAACGACGGTGCTGAACTCTTCAATTTTTGCAAGCGAATCAGGCTTGAATAAACCATTGGCGAATTTATCCTCCACCTCTGGTAAGGCGCATAACATCCTATAACCCGTGGGCTCTGGGAGTTGCGTAGCTTCCTGCTGAGTGTCCTCAGTAATATCAGTCATCGTATTCCTTCATTCGATTGGCAAGGTCTTCGTTAATACGCCTTGCGACCAAAAGACCTTGAATCTGGCCGCAGACGAATTTGTACTCCTCAAAGCTCTTCATGCTCCCTTGCGAGAGTTGTCCTTCCAAATACTTAATCTGTTTATCAATCTCTAGCTCTATGGCTTCTGCGTAATTCATTTACCCATCCTCGCCAAAGACTGGTCGCGCTGAATATCCGCCGCCTTATCAATCATCTTGGCCGCTATATTCTGCTCAGCAATCTGATTCATACTCTGAATCCTTGCCTCTTCAAGCCTCACCTTGTCCTGCTGCGCCTGAGCTTTCAACATAATGTCAGCCTGGTCCTTCTGGGCCTCACGCTGCTCCCTCTGCTGCTTAAGCTGTAACTCAGCCTGCTGCATCTGGATTAATGGATCTTGTGCTTGTTGTTGAGCCTGTTGTTGCTGAGCCTCTGCCATATGTTGCTGTAACAACTGCTGAGCCCCGCGGGCGGCAAGTCTTGAAATCTCCACCTCAAAGTCTTCAGGCAATGGCTGATCTGGTGGCGGTAATGGCACACCAAGTTGCTGCTCGATCTGCTTGCGGTACAAGAAAGCCATATGCTCATTCACATGGGCCATGGCCGCGGCCATCATCACACCACCTTGCGGATTCTGCTGAACTTGCTGGCGCAACATCGGATCTTGTATAGCAGCCATGTGTACAGCCAAGTGAGCCTCATGGTCCTGATAGATAAACGCCTTAACCGGTTGCATGGTCAGTATGGCCATGTTCTCCGATACAGGATCACGCGGCTGCTCTGCCTTGGCGGCTGGTATCAGCTTATCGATGTTCTTGATACCCAAGACCTCCAACATGCGCTTATGTAACTCCGGCATGTCATAGATCTGAGGTGCTTGTGCCGCTAACTGTAGGACCGCTTGATACTGAGTAACCCGCTGTGCCAGTGTCGTTGCATTAGGATCAGAGACTGGAATGACATCCACTAAGTCATAGTCAGCCTGTTTAACCATCCGGCCGCCGGGCGCATCCACGTCATAGTTGTATTCAGTAGGTGCGTAGTCTCTGATAATCCCTGCAAGTAACTTAAACTCTTGCCGCATGGAGTAATGAAGCCTTGCCTGCACCGCAGACATAACCTTGAGCGTTCTCTCCAATACAGCTAGTGTCGTACCCACCGGCGTATTCGCGGACAAGTCCGAAATCTGCATATCAGCTGTTGCAGCAAAACGACGTCCTTCCTGAACGATAGTCTGTAGCAACTGATAAAGAACCTGGCTCGGCTCTTTGTATGGCAGTGGCAGGATGTTGTCCCTAATAGAACCTGAAGGCACATCCACATCCCTGAACTCTCCCGGTGCGATCGGTGTGTCATCACCTTTGACTCGCAGACCGCGGGACTTTAATCCCCCAGGCAGGTTTGATAACGTGCCCGCATCCACCAACTGTCGGATTAATGAAGTACCTGACTTGGCAAAAGCACCTACCAAGTGGATCAATCCAAAACCATAAAACCCAAAGCCCGGTATATAGGGATAATGGACAAAGTGCATCCGCTTTAGCTTTAACGGATCCTCTTCATACCAGTTCCTACGGATGGCTAGGATCTTGTTTGTGCTTTCATCAATCGTCACCACATAAGGCAGTGCAATTTCCGTGGGGCCGTTCTTGTCCGTGTCTTCAAACCCGGGTAAATCCAGCTCAACGTGCATCTCAAGAATGCGATACCTGTCATCCATCGTGGCTGACATACCTTCTTCTTCAGCCTTACGTTTCTCCACCTCACTTAATACCGTCGATGGCTCACCCAAATCCACGTCACGGTAAAACCCTGCGTGTTGTAGCTTCCTTACTTCATTCTGAGTTTTACGCATGATGTGCGTAATACGTGGCGCCGACCTTAAATCACTAGCGCCAAAGGGAACCACAATATCTTCCGCCGGGATGAACATGGAAACCGGCCGGCCCAATGAAGGATCGTAGTAAACCTTCTTAAATGCCGATCCAGCCAAAGCCAACGACCAAAGCATCTTCTCGTGCTCAGGTCTGTACTCAGGCATTTCCTCTGTTAGTCGGTAGTTCATGTCATCTTTGACACGCTCTGCCGCATCTTCCTTCTCTTTAGTCAGCGCTCCAACAATCTGAGTCTTAACCGGCCCCGAGGCAGGGAAAGTCTCCATGATGGATTCAGCTTGGAACCTAACTGCCGCCTCTGACAGTAGCGGATAAAACACACCACATGCCCCGGGCCATGGTTCTGTACGTTCCTCGTACTTCAAACCAAGTAGCTTCAGTCCATCTGCATAGGTATCTACCCATTCCTTGCGGGATGACTTATCGGTCTCATAGTCTTGGATCAGATCACTGGCAATAGACGCCAGATCACGGTCATCCATGTAATCAGCAAGATTGGCATCAAAGTCTTCTGGACTCTCACGCTCAGCTTCAAAAACAATCTCTACGCCATCTGCTGATATAGCCATAGCATCTGGGTTTTCGATCTCAATTTCCACTTCCGTGGGTTCTTCCATGGCGGCATCAAGACCTAATGGCGCAGGATAAAGTGCAGGTTCCATCTCGGCTCCTAGTAATAAGCAACCTTGCGCCGGTACATCGGCTCTCGGTCTTCATCATCTGATTGCAGGCTCAAAAACCCGCCAGTCCTAAATCGTAATAACGCTTGAGTCATAGAGTCTACAAGGTCATCATGCTCCCCAGAAGGAAAAGCCGCCACCTCTTCAATCAACTCATCAGCAAACTTACGCTCCGGCACCCATATCCGACCCGACGCAAACAAATCCGATACGGCATTTAGCCTCACGATCTTGTCGTTACCTTTGGTGGGGCTGTATTCACTGACCGGTATACCCATCCTCCTGAGTTCAAAGACCAATGGGCTTCCTGCTGCCTTAGCTTCAACCAGAAATACATCCGGTTCCCACTCGCGGTAGGTTTCATAAGCCTTCTGCTTAAGCTCTGGGAATTCATATCGGTCCTTAAACGCATCCAACAAGATGATATTCGTTTCTCCTTCCTCTGTCGTCCACACACCCCAGGTCGTACAAGCCGAATAATCCGCCCGGTTGTGCTTGAGAAACGCCGTATCCCAACTCTGAATCACAAAATCACACTGTGGCGGCCTATCTGCCTCCCACCTTTTCCACCATTCACGCTTAACAATTGCACCTTCTTCCGCCGTTGGCTGCTGCTGATACTGAGCATTCCATTTACCTACCGGCAACTCCTCTTTAAGCGCTAATAACTCTTCTAATTTCCAAAACTCAGGCCAAACAGGTTTGCCCGACGGCATAATCGCAGGTAATTCAATAACCTCCCACTCATCCCCGCCCCGCGTTTGACTCGCTTTAATAACCTGACCCGTTAAATCTCTCAACGACCAACGTGTAGCAACAATAATAATCGCCCCACCAGGTTGTAATCGCTGACGTGGCCCAGACGTATACCATTCATATACTGAATCAAATATATCGGGTTTATGTGCCGCTAATTTAGCTTCTTGCTCAGAATGCGGATCATCAATAATTAATAAATCCGCACCTTTACCCGTAACAGAACCACCAACACCAATCGAAAAATATTCACCACCCTTATTAGTCGCCCACCTACCAGCCGATTTATTATCAGCACGCAACTTCACATCATCAAACACTTGATGATAAGTTTCAGAATCAATAAGGTTTCTTACATTACGCCCAAAACCCACAGCTAATTCAGCAGTATGCGAAGTCTGAATAACTTTCTTATCAGGATATTTACCCAAAAACCAAGCCGGCAATAAATAACTGGCAAACTGACTTTTTGTGTGTCTCGGTGCCATGTTAATAATAAGACGTTTATTATGTCCATTAACAACATTTTCAAATGCCTTAGCCACTATTTCATGATGTTTACCCGGTATAAACCCCGGCCACATGCGCCTTACAAACGTCATGAAATCATTTTGCGCCAGGGTCTTAGCATCCTCCCGCTCCAGTTCCTCTATCTCCTGAAGCAATATCCTCTTCTCATCCTCAGTAAGTAGATGAAGCTTCCCGGCGGCTGCCTTAGCCAACTGCCTAAGATCCATCTTTCTTCCTCACAACCCTAACACTCCTACTCTTCCCAGGCGTCCGCTTCAAATACCCCTGCTTACACAGACTCTTCACAAGCCTATGCACATTACTCTTACTATCCTGTAAGAGCACAAACCTAATATCGTCATACGACGGACCAAAGTGATACAACTCCCACCAAGTCTTCACCGCCAACAATACCTTAGCCTCCGCCTTGGTCATCACTCAACCTCTTCTGCACCTCATCCCTAGCTTCCTCCCTAGGCTGCCACTCTATCTTCGGCACCTCCCCCATCGTCTCCGCATACCACCGCTTAGGATCCTCCCATATCGGCTTCTCCTTTTTTCTCCTACCCCCCTTATGGGAACCCACTTCCTTTTCAAGGGGGGCCTCTTCCTGAGTAAATCCGCCAGCTGGCGGAATTGTAGACTTTAGTAGGGGGTGGGGGTCTTCTGGATCGGCAAAGTTATCGGTGGGTACGTGTGGATTTGAATATTTATCAGAAGGTTCGTGTGGATTATTGGACCTTGCGCCGCCCCTGCCCGCCCCGCCACTTTGTGCCCCCTCCCCCTGGGTGGGGTCGCCCTCGTGCGCGTGCGCGTGTGTGCCTGCGTCCGTGCGTGCCTCCACGTCGATCACCCCGCCGAGCCGCGCCAGCTTTTCCCTGAGCTTGGCCGTGGTATCGCCGCCGCGCTCATGCGTGATAACCGAGCGGGTTTCGAAGGCTGCAACATCCGCAAGCTTGCCTAGTAGCTCGAGAGCCCTGAGCCGATCGCCTGGACGTTGAGCCGTTCGCGCCTCATGCTGAAGGGAATCAACGACAAAGTTTCTTATGTCAAGGGGGTTTTGCGAATACCTCAACCTCTGCACCGCCTTTTCTTGCGCCAGCGCTTGCTGCACTTCCGGCCGCTTCGCCACCTTCCACGCCGCTGTGCTAACCGACCTCGAGGTTCCGCCGGGTTCGAACGCTTCGATGAACGCTTCGCGCTTGCCTGCGCCCTCTGCCATACGTTGAACGAACTGCCGCTCTCGAGGTGATAGCTCTACGTGAGGCATGAGCACCTTATCTGCTGGCACTCCCCGCTGAATTGCCTTCAATGCTGCCGCTGGTAGCTCTACCCCTTCGCTTGCCATGCTTACCTCATGTGAACGTTATGCGAACGCATGATAACCGATCAGCGGCAGATTTCAAGCGATGAGTGGCTGATCCTGGCTGACCAGTGGCCATTGTGTTTTGACCTATTGTCGTCGGATAATTAAGGCCTGCGCAGCAATTCATGCGCTGGTTCTAAACTATATAACCTGGAGCACATGACATGAAGTTTACTTATGACAAGAACTTTACCGATGCAATGACCACCGCCACACAATGCGACCCTAAGTGGAGTAACCGTACAAAGGCCGCCTTCCATGCTTTCAACCCTAACGGCGTTATAGCCCTTCGCACTGCTTCAGATGATCGGATCCGGGCGCTTGTTGACTCGGGCTTTGCAAAGTCCGGGGCCCTGCTTGCTCATGGCTCGCTTAATGATTACCACGTGCGCAAGCTTTACGACTGCGCCATGAAATCCCGTGTTTCATCTTTCGACCTTAGTTATTACGTCGAACGAATCGAGCATGAGATCGCCACCGCCGATGCTTTTATTGATTCCATCGCCGCCCGTATCTAACCAACCCTTGGAGCTTTCCACCATGCGCCTACTAATCGCAATCACTAACCAAGACCGCCGCGCCGCTGTTTACTTCAACCGTGCGCTTGCCGAGTACACCGTGCGCTTTTATTCCAACGGCGAGCACCTAACCGATGCCGACTATTTCACCGACTGCAAATCAGACGCCTATAACACCATGAACCATTTCACCGCCGGCATTGACCGCCACATGGCCGCCCTTGGTGGTTTTCCAACTTCCCGCTAGGAGCTTTCAACCATGACGCACAAATACACTTTTCACTACGACCCGGGCCACGGATGGCTTGAGGTTCCCTTTTCCATGCTTCGCGCCTTGAACATCGAAGACAAAATTACCCCCTATAGTTACATGAAAGGAAAAACCGCTTTCCTTGAAGAAGACTGCGACTTATCGACTTTCCTTCAAGCCTATCGCCTGCGCTTTGGGCATGACCCGAACATGGCCGAATTACATACAGAAGATTCGCCTATCCGGGGTTTTCAATCCTATCGCCAACCCTGAGAGCCTAGCCCATCGCCTCGCGTGCGGGGCTTTGGGGTGTGCTTTTGCACCATAACCAGAGAGAACCAATGAAAAAACTGATTAACCGGCTAGCCCTTAGGCTTGCACCCTTTACAGTGCGCGTGCTTAGCTCAGACCGCACTTATACCCACCGCGCCCACACTTACCGCGAAGCACTCGAATGGGCCCAGCAATACCCCGCCGACTGGGGTCGCGTTATTATCTCCGGCCGCTTTGGTCGCACCATGGCAGAACGGGGGCAAGCATGAACGCACCAGCATACAACGCAGCAATCCTTGATGTAATCGTCGACCGCATGGCAGAAATCAAGGCGCAGATCGCCGCCCTGACCGACGAGCAAAACAACCTCCGCGACACGCTAATCGACTCAGGCCTGAGCACTATCGACGGCACGCTACACCGCGCCGCCGTGAGCCATTGCGCCGGCCGCACTACCATTGACTGGCAATCGATCGCTTTACATCTAAAGCCTTCGCATCAGCTTATGACCGCGCACACATCAACCGGCGAGCCTTACTACACCGTGAAGCTTTCAGCAAAGCCAGCCGAACGCCGGGAAAGGGTTAAAGCATGAGCCGCTTTATTTTGCATTTCATGGGCGATATCGACCGCGACGAACTAAACACCCGCAGCACGCGCTCGGGTGCATACGTCCGGGAATACGCCACCCTAGAAACGATACCCGAACCGGACCGCCGCCAATTTGCTTGGATGTTAGAGCACGGCGAGCGCGTCACAAATTGCGGATCATACGTTTACCAAATCAGGCCCGACCAAATCAACCGGGGCCAAATGGCCCTTGAAGGGATTTAGCCATGCACTGGACCGACTCTTATGGGTTTATTGAACTCACCATAACCAAAGCACAAGCACGCATCGGGCACCATCAAGGGCAATGCGATCGAGATATAGCAGACCTTCGCCGCGTGCCTTCAATCAAAAAGCAATTAGACCGGCTGGACCCAGACCGCGTGCGCGAGGTTTTGCGCGACTATGGCGCATGGGACCAAGCCGAATTGTCAGACCATGACGCAAACCTGGACCGCCTTTTGTGGATCGCTTGCGGCGATATCGTGGAGAGCCTTTGATCATGCGCAAATTAACTGACGACCCGGATGCACCCCGCCATCAGTACACCGTTTGCATTGTGGGCGAGTTTACCGACTGGGTGGAGACCCTTTGGGCCTGCAATGTGGCCGATGCCGTGGAGATCGCCAAAAGAACATGCGCCGATGATTGGCACATGTCCGGGACTAGCTCGCTTGATGTTCGCTTTGTCATGGCCGGCGACGTTCGGATTCTCGAATACAACGACATAAGGTAAACCATGAAACTAATCACTGCCCGCTACCACGGCCGCTCTCAATCCGGAGCACCGATTAAACCCGGCGATCAGATCGCTTACGACCCACGCAATAAGCACGCCTGGCTTGCTCATGAAATCGAGCCCGACTTAGACGAGGAAACCGCCGAGGCCGTGGGGCGATACATGGCGACCCGCCGGACAGTGTCCAACCATGTCCGGATAGCCGGCCGCGACTATTACCGCAACAAAGCCGGGCGCTGTGAAGATGCCCCCTGCTGCGGCTGTTGCAACTTTTGAGGGGATAACACCATGAACGAACGCTTTACACGGATTAAAAACGACATCAACGGCAACCCGCGCCACATTGTGCATTTCACCGACTGCGAGCCGCCAGAATTAGCCGACCAGTACCGCGAGCAATACACCATCTTGCAGCGTTACCAAATGGCAGTGCATAGCGCGAAACCGTGGGGCGGGAAAGCTTACCGCGGCCGCGCCTATGGGGGCGGGATTGTTTTCACCGCTTACGACTTCGAGCTAGCAGGAATCATCGAAAAAATCAGAAACGCGAGGCGCAGCATATGAGAGGGTTTATTTTTTACAAAGGGCGCAGCCCTATCGATCGGGCCCCTATCGTCGGGATTGCCACGCTCGAAAGCAAAAACGGCAAAACGGGAAACATGGTGCAAACGTGGATTTTGCGCGAAGATATGCACCCGCTAGCGGCACGCGCCACCGGCGCAGATCGCGCCTATTGTGGCGATTGTCCAATGCACGCCGAATGCTATATCGAGTGGGGTAAAGCACCTTCGCAAGTGTGGAAAACCTACCACCGTGGCGGTTACCTAGACTTAAGGCGAAAACCCGCGCTTATGAAACGCTTGACCATGGGCCGCATGGTCAGACTAGGCGCAGCCGGCGACCCCGCCATGATACCGCTTCAGTACTGGCTTCGCTTGCTCGAAACGGCCGAAGGTTGGACAGGTTACACGCACCAGTGGCGCGAACCATGGGCCCAGCCGATGCGCGAGCTTTGCATGTCATCAGTGGAAACGGCCGCCGATGCAGACATAGCCCGCGCCATGGGCTGGCGATACTTTCGCGTTAAGACCAAGGCGCAGCCGATCGCCAAGCATGAGATCGAGTGCCCTTCCGATAAGGGCCGCCAATGTATCGATTGCGGCGCATGCGATGGTGCGCTGAAACCATCCGCCGCTAGTGTCGTGGTCATTGTTCACGGCCCGAAGGCGAAGCAATTTGAAAGGGCGCACGCATGAAAGCACGCCCATTTTTTACCTTCGCCCCCATGGGGCAATTCGACCGGGAATTTTTCCGACTGGTCGACGAGTACCGCGCACGCAACCCGCGCGGACTTTCAGGAACCATAGCCGAGAAAGGCAGCTTTCAGGTTTTCACACCGCCGAAAACGACTCACCCGCTACTGTTCGCCGCGCAAATGGTTAGCCGCCGCGATTACCGCATAGCCGACCCATATGGGCCCGCTGGCATGGTGGAGTGCGAAGGAAACTTGCTGTTCTATGGGCTTGCGATACACTCGCCCGGATGAATCCTTATATTGAGATGAACGAAGGCATGGCCGAGATTCTCTCGGCTTTGCCCGATCAATTCGAACACCCGGGAACTGCCGCCGCCGCACTGGCCGCGGCTTTTGTCGTTCACTGCCGCGCCTGGGGTATACCCGACGAGACCGCACAAACGCTTATCACCGCCGCCCTAGCCGATTACACAATCACGAAGCATTGACCGCACCGCACCGAGACCCGCTCTCACATGCAGATCATTCGCATCATCGCCAAGTGTAGGACTTATGCACCACGGCAACCCGCTAGCCTTCGCAACCCGTTGACCCGTTCCGCTCGCATCATGATCGGCAACAATGCGCCCGCCCGTAATCCTTGCCACATGCCCCAGATTGCCCGCGCTGAAGCACACCACCACCCGCACATCAGAAAACCGCAACGCCGCTTGCACGCTCAGCCCGGTCGCGTAGCCTTCGACTAGCCACGGCTCCCGACCCCGACCGAGCACGAACACCGCGCCTTTCGCCCGCGTGCCTGGTATGAAGCGCTTTTCACCACTGACTTGGATTCTCTGGGCGCCCACCACCCGCTGCGTATTTACATCCCTCATGGGTACGATCAGCTCTTCACCAACGACTAGCCCCTTCGCATCCGGGAATCCCTTGGCTTTCAGATAGGGATGCTGCGCCATGGTTGCCCTATTGATCAGCTCCTGCGCTTGCTTGGCCGCCCGTGCGTGCTTGATACGCTCTTCACTATCGTCAAAGTATTTGATGAACTGGCTGACCTTCTCACCATACCGGGCGAACGATTCCATGGTTGCCCAGTTCTTCACCACTCCTGAGTTGCCATCAAAGATGTAAGCGCCATTCCTTTTGCGTGGCTTATCTACCGTTGGTACCCGGTGCCACCTGCCATCAGGTATGGCATGGTTGATGATCAAACCGTGGGCCTGTGCATGTGCAACAAAACTCATGCGTTTTTCTCCTCAAGGAACTTGTCTATGGCGTTAATGAGCTCCGCCCTGTCAGTGTATTTCTCGTAGAAATCTTCTGCTTCATTTAGCGTCAGCCCTACCCATTCGCGCTTAGGTGGTGCATGAACCATCTGCTCACCGTCCCACACAGCACCGCAGACGCAGGTCAAGTCACGCTTGCTTGATGCTGCTACAGACTCACGCTCGTCTGCGGCTACAAGTGCAGCGAAGCGCTCTAAATCCTTGTGAGTAAAAGCATAAAGACCGTATGGGGTTTTTGTCATCATCAACAAAGTTTCCCACGGCTTGCGTGTGCCTTCTTGTATAGCAAGTTCATCTAGTCCGATGTGATTAGTCATTGCTCACCCCTTGCTCTGATGGCTATTGCACATGATTGCGTCCAGGCCATTTCGTTGTGGTCAACCTTGCCTGTCTTGTATTCAGCGTCCACTTTCTCATCACACACCATCGCACACGCCTCTCTTTCTCTGGCTGCGACTAATTGGCAAAGAGCGTAAACGGCCTCACCCACTACTACGATGCCGTTGTCTCGCATTAAGTCATCAATGTCGTCTCGTGTCATTGCTCACCCCTTGCTCTGATTGCTTCGGCGCACCGTTTAGCACCTTCAGCAATACGCAGTAGCCCTTGATTGCCTCGTGGTAGATAAAACGCTTCTTGGTGGTAAGCCTCATTCGCTTCTTCTAAACACAACTTCGCACACGCCTCACGCTCTGCTGCCGCAACAAGGGCGGCGAAGCGTTCAAGGAACTCTCTTTCGGCTTTCCACTCCCCATTCAAGCCGTCCGCAATACCTTCTGCCAGCCCAGCCTCCCGCGCCAGCTTGATGATGTCTTCTTGGGTCATATCTCACCTTTGATGACGTTGATCGCATACTTGTAGTAGGTGTGCGATTCGTTTCGCTCTTGCAGTCGCTCAAGGATGTCGATGATCTGCTTCTCTTTCTCAGCCGCAACAAGGGCGGCGAAGCGTTCAAATAATTCGAGGTTTGCGCCCGTGTATGAGACTGGGTTAAAACCAGCCTCTCGCGCCATCTTGATAATGTCGTCTCGTGTCATGTGTTCTTCTCCTTTAGTTTGGCTTCGACGGCTTCAAGACGCTGAATGTCTGTACCGTAAAATGCCTCAACCAATTTTTCTTTTTCCTCATCAGTCAGCCCAACCCATTGCTTTGGGGTTACTTTTTCGTGGTATGTCTGGTCATTCATTACTGCCATAGCAAGTGCTTGGCACGTTTTGCAGGGAGTTGGGTCTTTGTAAAGCGCAGTCCATCGGTCAGGGTGACGGCCAATATCTGCGGGTATGTGCGTGATGACATTATTCTCAATAAAGTTGTGCATCCACGCCACCGGCTCATGTTCATCAAGATATGACCTTGGCTTCTGGTGCATGTTGTGATCCCCGCTCATACCTTCCCCCCAAGTAGTAGCCTCAATGAATCCATAACCCAGTACTTCGGGCCTGTCGTTATCCCCGCGGCGATACGCCATATCGATGACTGCGTTACACCAATTGACTTGGCAATCTGGTGATGCGTCATGCCCCTAGCTTCCAGCGCCCTCACTATTTCCTGTGGCGTCATACCAACCTCCTTGCAAACTTACTCTTCGCATACTTGATGACCTGCTGCTTGACCTTGTTCTGCGTAACCATCCTGGGCTCCACAAAGACCGCCTCGTGGAACTTCCACTTAGGCCAATCCCCAGTCAGGTTCTTGTACTGAGCCTTGGCAAACCGCTCGGCCGCCGCAAGATCCCCGCGCTTCCTGTCCTTGCTGATCTGCACAATCTCCCACCAGACCAGCCGCCTGTCCGCCATCCAATCAGATGACTTGGTGCCGCCAAACTCCACCATCTGACCCTGAACCGAAAGCACATTGCTCATGGCCCTGCGCTCTGATCCACACGATGGACACACCCGGCCGCGGAACATGTACCCACAAGCCGTGCATTTGATCTCTGCCTTCTCCTTCTCAGTCGGCTCCTTGCGTACCTTGGCATCCAGCTTTCCGTCTTCTAGTTCCTGTACGCCATGGGCAAATACCTCTACCTGATCCTCCCAGAACCGAGTCAGATTGCCTGCGTGATCTAACCAAACCGCGAAGGCCTTGCCGGGATTCGGGCGCATGACCCTGCCCATCTGCTGAATATGGCCTGATAATGATTTTCTATATGGCCTGGCACATACACCGATTTTAATATCTGTAACATCAAATCCTTTTGCTAATGCTTCACAGGATATTAATCCGATTATCTCGCTGTCTGGTTTTCTGAACTCATCGATTAATTCCCTGCGCCGTTCATTATTACCATCCTTATAACTGATTTGCTGAAAGTTATAACCCCTCTGTGCAAACTCTCTGCATAATTCCTCACCGTGTGCAACGGTTGCGCTAAATACAATAGTTTTAACTGGGCCGCCAAAGTGTTTATTCGTTGCTTGCACCCACTCGGTAACAACATCGCCAACGATCTCAACTCCTTGTTTTTCCATATCTTTTTCTGCCCACTCGCCGTCAAACTTAACTTCGGCGCCGCGCATATCCATCTCGTTCTTCGCTACAAACATTTTAACTGGCACTAACCAACCGTCATTAATTAGTTTATCGGTCGTGGTGCTATTTACTACGTTAGTAAATATCTTTGATAATCCTTTTGTAAATGGTGTTGCAGTTAATCCAACAACAATTGCATCAGGATATTTTTCAATCGCATTAATTACTGAACGGTGTAATACATGCGCTTCATCAACAACGATTAACTTTGGTTCATTATCTATCTTGCGACGCGCTAATGTCTGCGCGGATATAACCTGCACATATTCGTATGGACGCCACCGCCAGTGATCCGCCTGTATGACGCCATGGGATACGCCATACCTATCCAGTGTTGCGCTGGTCTGGTCTACCAGTGACACGCGATCGCATATAAACCAAGCCACGTTCTGCTTGGCCCTTGCCTCGTTCAGTAAGTAGCTGGCACTGACCGTCTTGCCCGCGCCAGTTGGCGCAACCAGGATCTGGGATCGATGCCCCTTGCGGACGCCATCCCTCAGTTCATCCAGTGCTTTGATTTGGTAGTCACGCAGACTTTCGATCAGCATGTTTCTTCCAATACAGAACTTGTTTCTTGAGTTCGGCGCACTCACGCTGCCACTTGTCCCGTGCCTCGGTGAGGTTGTCGATCGTGGACTGCATTTGCTTCATGGTTTGGTAGTGCTCTGTATCCCTGAGCGCTGTAAGGATCGTTACTTCCTTGGCCAACTCTTGGTAGTTATCAAGGATCTCTTGATACTGCTCATTCAGCTCGTCGTAAGACGCCTTCAGAGCGTCGTACTTCTCTTGTGCCACGGCTGACTTCAAGACGGGTTTAACGGGCGCTGGTGGCACGTTCTCTGGCTCATCCTTGTCTACCACCCTGATTGCCTCTGAGAGGCTCATAGCGCCTTTCTTGACCGCCTCAATGACCTCCTGGTCGCCTGACTGCGCAACCTTCTTGGCCCGCTCTACCGATCGCTTGCCTACTCCAGCACGCTTGGCCATCTCATCTGAGGTAATTCCGCCAGCTGGCGGAATTTGATACTTTCGTAGGGGGGTACCCACGCCTGCCCATGTACTGCAAGTGACCACGGCCATGGCTTTTTGTGCTGGTGATAGATGCCGGCGATGAAGATTCAGGTCGATGACATAGGCCACTGGGTCTTTGCCATCGTACTCATGGAAGGATGGATTGATGTCCAGCTGTAAGCAGGCACGGAACCTATGCCATCCGTCCAGGATCTTGTTCTCATACGTGGTGATGGGTTCACGCTGCCCATGGGTTTTGATGGATTCCAATAGGTCTTGGAAGTCCTCATCGGGCATGTCGGGGAATGCTGCTGATAACTGGTGTCTTTCCATATTTCTCTCTTAAGTTAATGACGCTCGGTAACTTTGGTGCTCACGATTTTTTTGACTCACTTCACGATAATGGTTCTCTCTCAAGTGCTGGTTCGTTCGTGTACTTTGGTTCTCTCAGCCTGGCTGACTCACTCTCATACCAAGGTTCTCTCGCAATCTCTGGTTCGTTCTGGACGATTGGTTCTCTCTCTTTTTCTGACTCGCTCGGCCGAATTGGTGCTCTTGGCCAACTTGGCTCACTCTCGATTTATGGTTCTCTTCCATTGCTTGGTTCGTTTACAACTTGTGGTTCTCTCCATTAACTTGACTCACTCTGGGCGGATGGTGCTCTGGGCTCGAGTGGTTCACTTGACCGATTTGGTTCTCTCTCCGCTCTAGGTTCGTTCGGCTGACCCGGTTCTTTCTGCGTCGATGACTCACTTTCCGTTCATGGTTCTCTCTTGATCGGCGATTCGTTCGGCTGACTAGGTTCCATCTGCGTCGATGACTCACTTTCCGGAAATGGTTCTCTTGCTTGTTTAGGTTCGTTCTGTCGCGCTGGTTCTCTCTCTTAATGTGACTCGTTCCTGTTGGCAGGCTCTCTTACCCGACATGACTCACTCTATCAACGATAAAACTATCAGTGGTCTTGGTTCGTTTCGCTCCTATGGTTCTCTCAGATGTGTTGACTCGTTCTGTCTGCATGGCTCTCTCAATCTAGCTGACTCGTTCGCATGAATTGGTTCTATCGATTACCTTGACTCGCTTCCTCAGCATGGTGCTATTTATACCCCTGGCTCGTTCTATGTGTGTGGTTCTCTCACTCTGAGTGACTCGTTCTATTCATATGGCACTCTCATCAAAGCTGACTCGTTTGATCTCCTTGGTTCTCTCGATGCTCGGTGACTCGTTCTCGTGATATGGATCTCTCGGGCTTCTTGACTCGCTCTGACTGATTGGTTCTCTCTTCAAAAATGACTCGTTCTTTGTTGATGGTTCTCTCAATGCTCATGACTCGTTCACTAATAGTGGTTCTCTCGCGCAGATTGACTCGTTCCTTCTGTATGGTTCTCTCAGAGCAGATGACTCGTTCTATGGTTTTGGTTCTATCTTGTTCGATGACTCACTCTCATAACTTGGAGCTCTCACCTAGGGTGGTTAAACAGGTGACGGTATGAAATGAGCATGGCCCATGTGTGCAATCGGATAGGGCAGTGGCGGCTTTGTGCCAAAGTGCGTCTCATACCATGCGCCGTGCAGGTGTGATAAGAAAAGCTTCACTGCATACCTTCTTGCTCTTGCATCGATCTGGCCTGGTGGTAGTACGCCATTGGATAGATGCTTGTAAGCTTCCGTGGTTTTACTTACCTTCTCCTTAAGTTGCTCGGCCAGTTCCTTGTTATCACCACGCTCATTGCGGGCGATCTCAAAGTTCTTGCGCTCCCTGTATATGTGACCGTAGTAGCAGTCATCACGGCCAGAGAATTTCATAAAGGATTGGCCAGCCTTCCAGCAAAGCGTCTTCAGTCCTGCATTCCATGGGCGCTTCTGCCCCTTTTCCCATTTGCTTGTGGGATCTAATCCAGCATAGCGCCAGATATGTCCAACAGTAGGGGCCTTCTCAATATCAATGTGCGCTAACAGCCCCGCGGAAATGACCGGCCCGATGCCGACGATCTCACGCATCCATGCGCCCATGACGTGCGACTCAGTGTAGGAATCAAGCGCCTTCTTGATCTGCTCTTCCAAGCCCTTGGATTGGGATGCTAGCCAGCCGATCACCGCATTGGGCTCCATGGATTCATCCAGCGCCCGGACTTGGTTGGTGGAACGCTTACGGTCCTCCTGGGCGATGTAGTAGTAATCGACCAGGAATCTTGCCTCATCATCAGACAGCTTGGCGGCTGCGACTTTAAGGTCCTTGGTCAGCTTCATGATTGGTTCTAAGTTCATAGTTTCCCCGCTAGGTTGAATGGGTCATGCCAACTAAATTCTTTGTATGTGTAAAGCAACTGATTAAATCGGACCGGGTGTTTGGTTGCTGTTACATAACCAAGCCCTGTCAGTAAACGCAAACGCTCTGCCGCCGTGGTTCTTGAGACGCCAAAGTGTTTTGCAGCATCCTCTGACGTGAAAGGTTCTTTACGATCCTTTATCCACGCCAGATAAGATTCATCGATGGGTTTCACTGTTCCCCCTTGCTCGGATTGCTTGTGCGGCCACCTTTGTAATGTCTGACGCATATTCAGGATGTACAGCAAGCACATCACACACCTTCGCACACGCCTCACGCTCTGCTGCGGCAACAAGGGCGGCGAATGCTTCAAGCTGCCCTTCCCAACAAGTCCACCCAAGGCCATACTTTGCGATCCCCGCCTTCCGCGCCATCTTGACTATGTCTTCTTGGGCCATGCTCACCTCATTCCTCGTATGGCGGTGGCGCTGTAGTCGGGACGAACCCAATCGCCTTTTGCTATGGCGATGCAGTCGTCCGAATCCAGCATGTAATCGCCTTCAGTGACGCAGTAATCGTCTTCCTCTTTGATCGCCTTGCAGATGCGATCACGCTCATGATCGGCAACAAGGGCAGCAAAACGTGTTACAGAACCTAATGGCTTTTCGTCAGATCCGTAAGCCAATCCAGCCTCCCGCGCCATGCGGATGATGTCCTCGCGGTCCATCAGAACGGTGCCTCTTCAATAGGCTCCTCCGCCACGGGTTGCTTCTCAAGCACCTCTCCGTCTTCGCAGTAGTGGTATTTGAATGGCCATTTATCGCCAAGCTGTTTGATGATTTCGTCCATGGTTATCTCCTTGTCGGTAGGAGTATTTAACCACAGTTTTATGCGTTTGTGCATACCGTTCGTCAGGTCGATGAGCGGTCACCAGAGGTAGATCTTGATGTCACTTAGTTCAAGCGCAGGCGTCTCGGTCCTGGCCATCACGTTCTGGCACATGTTGCACACGCGTCTCGCGCCATGGCTATCATGCACCTTGCCAGTCTGTCTGATGCCACCAGTCGAGTACATCCGACACGCTGTATCGCTACCAGTCCATATGTGAGCTGCTGCACTACGTTTATTGAAAAAGTAGTATTTCATGACCTGCTCCGAGAGAGTGAGTGAAGTGGAGACAAAAAGTAGGCCTAGAGGACTGCTCGTGCAATCCTGCTTAGGCCTTACCTGCTCGTCGGTCGTTTCGTTCGCCTCGACAGGGGCTACGTTCAGTCGCTGACGTAACCTATCCACCGGATTAAGCCATGCGACACATGGCTTTCCCTAACACACATCCGGTGGGCATCGTTACTCTCACAACCGTGTACCGTCTCAATGAAGGATCGGATTGGTCTCGCCATCCAAGGCAGCTAACCCTTACGACACGCCTCCCTGTGGGCCGCTCTGGGAGTCCTCTGTGCGGCGGATACTTGCAAGCCAGAACTGTTGTGGCTCTGCTCCTTGGGGACTCCACGTTCGCCGATGCCATGACGCAGTACGGTTACTTGCTACCTACCCTCGGTCTGAAGCCTTTCCCGATAGACTCTTGCAAGGTCGG